ACGGAACAGGTTGTAGAACTTTCGCTTTTGCGTGTTGATCTCGCGCTGAGTGAAGCCCGCCATGAGCAGTACTGCGTTTTCTTCTTCGTTAATCATGTGCTCCCCCGATGCCGTGTGCTCGCTCGATAGCGCGGGCAACTCTGTAGCCAACTCTGGCGGCATCAAACGCAACTTTGGCTCGCTGTACGTCAACGATGTCCATAACCTGATCATCAGTCAGCGGCTTGCGCTGGGGTGGGGTGGTGTAGAGAGGAACAAGGCCCGGCCCAGCTTGTTTTACTTCTGACGCACAAAAGAAAACAGGTAGTCCAAAATCGTTTCTGATCTCAGTTCTCCAGGCATCCGGCTGGTGACTATCTGAACAGTCACTAGGTACTAATAGCGGTGCGGTCTCTATTACGCATGCACTCGCAACATTTTCTATCTGCTGTGCAACCCATTCAATCCTCTCTTCGGTTAAGTGGGTTGCCATTTTTTCTTGATCCGGCATTAGCTCTTTGACGACAACCAAAACAACCGTGCACAGCTCCTTGATAGCGTTATGTCTTTCTGTCAGACCGTCATCAGCCGCGTCATATGCCCTACCCATGATCCTAAGTCTTACCGGCTCCAGATCCGCGTTTATTACGGGTTTGCGTTGGGGTGGGGTGGTTCTTCGCGCTCTGAATACCGCTTGCAGATCGGCATCAGCAACAAACTCGCACTTATCACCCTCTGAATACCTGGCAACTTTGAACTGCATCTCGTGAACAAGTCCGCAGTCGCAGCACTTCATAAAGTATTGCTTTGGGTCTGGGTTGACCCACCCTGACCAGTCGTCAAACGATTCCACCTCATGCTTGGTGAAGTCTTGTGGCAGCCCTCCGGGGCGATGCGCCGTGTCGCTTGGCTCCCAAGCCTCCAGCGCCATCGGCGCGGCTTCTCGTAGTGTTGTCATAGTGTCCAATCTCTGACGCACCTGCGTGGCGCGTAATAAGTTGCGATGATGGGCCATGGCGCGTTGTGCGCTTGGCGCTCTCTGTTCCAATGCTGCACCGTCAGAATGTCGGTCGCCTTGTCGTACTCAATGTGGTACTCGTTGTCTTCGTCTTCGCAGAAGTCAAACCGCTCTCCTGAGCGGTCATAGATGCTGTGCATGATGTTCATTTCTCACCACCGATACCGTGGGCTCGCTCGATTGCTCTAGCAAAAAGCACCGTACGCAGCTGCCGGTAGTTCTGACCCACTATCTGATTAAACATGTCGTCATACACTTTGAGAATCTCATCCTCACTCAGCGGCTTGCGCGGCTTGCACATCTTGCCGTCAATCTCCACAAGCCCTTCGCGCTCCTCAGGTGTCAGCGGGTAGCCGCAGGTGCTGCACTCGATCATTTGTTTCATGTCGCCCCCCTTGCGCGGATACGTCTTACAGCTTCTGCAAGACCTTTCCATTGCTCTACAAAAGCGTCTTCTTCACACACCTTTGCACACTCCTCGCGCTCTGCTTTTGCTACTAGGGCGGCGAATTTCTGAAACAGTTCCGCCTCATACCCCGACAACACGCCGGCCTCACGCGCCATCCTGATAATGTCGTCTCTTGTCATACGTCACCCCCAATCTCTTCTTCGTTTTCTGTACGAAACACAAGCGTAGATTTGCTTGCATCCGTGTTTCCGAATGATGCTGCGGCATCGCGAGTGTGAATACGTAACCAGTTAGTGATCGCCTCAGAATCCGCCCTCCAACTCCAACCTTGGCCAAAGGACTTAGCAACAAACAGACGATCTCCGTTACTTGTATCTTCTATGTAAAGCCTGTTATTCGCCATGAGCGCCCCCAATCTTGGCAATGATCGCCCCGAGGTCGGGCCCCTCCCAGGTGCCAAGCTTGCCAGAACGATCCTTGGCCAGCCACAGCCCATCCGAGTCGCACATCAGAGCGCGCTGGGTGTTGCCTTCGCCATCTTTCTCAACTCGCAGGGCCAAAACTTCATCAAAAAAATACGGGAGCGCCTGGCCGGTTTTGTTACCTGGCATCGATGGGCTATACAGAACCCGGCCCATTTCGTCTTGAGTCTTTTCTAACTTGGCGGTCATCAGAACGTGACGGCCTGGCAGATCGCGGAAGGCGCGGATAACGTCGGCCATTTGCTCCTGCATTGCGCCATAAGCTGCGCGGGGGTCTTTGTTAGTCTTTTTCTCGTGGTTCAACACCACCTCGGCGATCTCGCTGATTGAGTCAATCGCCACAGATTGAAAGCCTTTTGCCTCGTCAGACTGGGTAAGCCATTCGTAAGCCTCCCTCAGGGCCTCCATCGAGGTGATCTCAATGAAAGGTACGTCAGCACCAGCAATAGATAGCAAGCCACCCTCGGCGCTTAAGACTACAGGATTCGGCAGGGTAGGGATCAGAGAAGTCTTACCTGCACCGGCTTGGCCGTACACCAGCAGCTTGACACCAGCGGCGGCCAGTTGGCCGGTTGATTTGAGATTGATTGCCATGATGTTTTCTTAAAAAGGGGCCAAAGGGGCCGGTTGTTGTGGAACTTGCTTGAACGGGGTGGGCTTTGGTTTAGGAAGCGGCACCCCCTTGTAAGTGGGGAATGGCCAGTCTTTCATTCGGGGCCCAATTCCTTAATCAAGATCGTTATCTTTGCCTCAATGCTGTGTTCATAGAATTCTTCTTCACTTAGCACTAAATTGTTTGAATGCCAGCCCTCTCCGTCAGGGTCTAAGTTCATGCACCACAGACCCCAATCGTCGGCAATGTCGGCATATGTGGCGTCTGCATACTGAATGGGGGGGTTCCAAGACAACATCAGAAAGCCACCCCGTTGTTGATGCAGTCAGCATAAAGCTCGGCGGCTTCTTTGGCCTCGTGCCAAAAGTCGCAAGTGGTGATCATATGATTGCGGCTGGGGTAGTCCGTCTCGAACACGCACCAGTACGCACCAACCTGAGCAGCGTACACTTTAACGAAGCCGTCTTTGTGAATGAGTTCCATGTGTCTCTCCGTTTAGGCTGCGACAGCGACAAGGAAACCTTTTCGCATGGTTGGGGTAAGATTTCCGCCAATGTTCTTCTTAGCTCCCCATACGGTGGGGACAACTTTCACCACTGAGCCTTTGAACACTGAGCCCAGCAATTGAGCCCAATCGTTTGCAGTGTCGCGGCTAATACAGGTAACGTGAACATTGCATCGGATAGCGCCAAAAACCTTGAGGGCTTCATATCCGAGGCCTGCCGCCTCAAATTTGCTTTGCATTGTTGCGATTAGTTCAGCTCTGTTCATGTTTCTCTCCGTTTGCTCTGCTTCGTCAGGGAATCTGTTCAAGCAGTGTTGACACTATAACTTGATGGGGTGTACGATGTCAACACCTCAACACAACATTTTCAACAAAATGCTCACACTAGAACAGATCAGAGACCAGCTCCAGGACCGACGACTCACTGTCATTGCAGAGCGTACTAAGCTGCATCCGAATACGCTGCGGGACATTCGCAACAATGCGGATTGCAATCCAAGCCACCGGGTTTTGGCGGCTTTAAGTGACTACCTGACGGCCTGTGCCCAGGCGGTGCTACATGGCTGATCTAAGCAAGATCTTGGGTGGCCCATGGTCGCCACCGGCCGAGCCGCCACCACTCGCGCCCGAGTTGCAGTTCATTGAGGCCATTCGCAAAAGCGGCCTTGATGTGCCAGAACAGCTCATTTTGGACGGGAAAATTCACCGGTTCCGTTCTGGTGCCAGTGCAAAGAGCCTAAGTCGATCAGGCTGGTATGTGGGCCATCTTGACGGCATCCCATGCATCACTTTTGGCTGTTGGAAGCAAGACATCACCCAGACAGTCAAAGCCGACGTAGGCCGAAAGTGGACCCATCTTGAAGAAATGGCCCATGTTGCCCGCGTTGCTGCTGCTAAGAAACAACGTGATGCAGAAGTGGAGCGGGATCGTTCAGTAGCAGCGAGCACAGTAGAGACAATCTGGTCTGGTGGCGTAGCGGCAAGCCCCGAGCACCCATATCTGAAGCGTAAGGGCGTAGAGCCAAACGGGGCTCGGGTCACGGGTGATGGGCGTTTGATGCTACCTCTCTTCAGCCCCGACGGCGAGCTATCGAGCCTCCAATATATTGATGAGTCGGGCGGCAAGCTGTATCACAGTGGCGGTCAGACGGGCGGGATGTACTGGATGTTGGGCACGTTAGATCAGCCTGGCGTGTTGTACATCGCAGAGGGTTTCGCCACAGCAGCGACGATTCACGAGACCACGAATCGACCCTGCATCGTTGCGTACAGTGCGAGCAATCTAGTTCCTACGACCGGCTCGCTCCGTGAGCAGATGCCGACTCAGGAGCTAGTAATTGTTGCCGACAACGATCAGAGCGGGATAGGCCAGCGTTATGCAGAGCAAGCATCAGCAAAGTACGGGGCGCGAATGATTTTGATCCCAACCCCAGGCGATGCAAACGACTACGCTCAGGCGGGGAATGATCTTGCGATGCTGCTATTACCGCCCACTGAGGATTGGCTAGTCCCAGCCGATGACTATTGTTTACAGCCAGCCCCCATCAAATGGCTAGTCAAGCGTTGGATTCAGGATCAGGCCTTAGTCATGGTTCACGGCCCCAGCGGCGGAGGAAAGACATTCGTGGTCTTAGACTGGTGCCTACGCATAGCCAGCAACACCCCAGAATGGGCAGGCCAGAAAGTTAAACCCGGCAATGTGATTTATCTAGCGGGAGAAGGCCACCACGGCTTAAGAGGTCGCATAGCCGCCTGGAAGCACCACAACAAAAGCGGCCCCCTCCAAATGTGGCTGAGCAAAGCCGGCTGCGACTTGAATACGACCGAGGGCTACAGAAAAGTAGCTGACTCAATCAAGTCAATCCAGATCACACCCAGCGTCATTGTGATCGACACCCTGCACAGATTCCTACTCGGTGACGAAAACAGCGCACAAGACGCCAAGACAATGCTAGACGCCTGCGCCAGCCTCATGCTGGAATTTAACTGCACAGTGATTCTCGTTCATCACACCGGCGTTTCAGAAGAGTCCCAACACCGAGCCCGAGGCTCAAGCGCCTGGAAGGGAGCCCTAGACATTGAGATAAGCATCGTTCCAGGGAAAAGTGGCGTGCCAATGCAGATCGTCCAGCGCAAGACCAAAGACGCCGAACTACCCAACCCAGTCAATGCAGAGCTCCGCTCAGTGGAAATACCAGGATGGCTCGACGAAGAACAACAGCCTGTAACAAGCGCAGTCGTTGAGATAGTTGAAGAATCAGTTACACCAGACAAAAAAGACTCTAACATTGGAAGGCATAGCAAGTTACTTCATAACGTATGGTCAGAAACCGGGGAAGAAAAACTAAACGGAAAACCATACATTAGCCGATCTGGGTTTATTCAATATCTTATGGATAAAATGGAATTAACTGATAAATCTGCCCAGATGTACGTCAAACCATCAGCCAAAGGAAAGCCTATTTGCGAACTACTTTTGGGCAACGTCATTGAACACGCATCACACGGATGGGTGGTCGTAGACAACGTTCAAGCGAGCGCTATGCTGCTATCGGCATCAGGGAAAGGAGCGTAACAACGTAACTTTAGCGTAACTGTTACGTTGTTACGCTGGTGTGACAAAACTAACAAAGTGCGTAACGTAACGTAACTACTACCTTTAGGTAGTTACGGTAGTTACGCTTGTTTGTGGGATGGTTCGGTACGGTTCAACTAGATAAGTTAGGGAGCACTAACATGAGTGATGATGTAGAAAATTCCGGTCAAGAAAATTTGAAGAGGAAGTGGGGGGGGGCTCAACCGAATGCGGGTAGGGCTCCGTTTGTTCCGACTGATGAGGAGAGGGCATATGTTGAGAAACTCTCGGGTATAGGCCTGGTGCAAGAGCAGATCGCGGCGTTGATCCGGGATGGTATTCACAGCGATACGCTGCGAGATCATTTTGGGAAAGAGTTATTGGCGGGTAAAGCGAAGGCCAATGCGGCGATTGGCGGGACGCTGTATCAGAAGGCGATTAAGGGAGATACTGGCTCGCTTATATGGTGGACTAAAACCCAAATGCGCTGGGCAGAAACTCAGAAGCACGAGATAGTGCATACCGGTATTAGTATTACTGATGCACTTGAGGCTGCAAAGGCACGGCTTATTGCTGGGGAGGTCATCGATGCGAAGATCGTAGAGCCCAGGAGGCTTGAGGACTGCTCGGATGGGGGTAAGGACGTAGAGACGTAAAAAAAGGCCCCTAGGGGCCTTTTGGTTGGTCTGTGGGCTATTCGTCGTCGTCTGTGTTGAAGACTAGGAAAGACAGAAAGACGAGCATGCTACAGATCAGGTTCGTATCGATGTCCATGGGCCTCCTCCTTTCGGCGGATTGTGTAAGGGCGGCCCCCCAGTGTCTGTAAGGCTTTTTCTAAAAATTGGTCTGAAAGCCTAAAAAGTTCTTGCGAATAACAATGTGTGTTGTGTATGAGCCCACAGCAGCCCCCAAAACGGTCACTACGAGGTCTTTGGTGCTTGGGGTGTGGGTAGCACGGTTGCGTGCGTCGTAGAGCTCTTTGGCGAGCCCTATGGCGGCTCCTGCGGCCACTCCATACATCGGCTTATCGGTGGCCAAGGTCACGGCGGCTCCGATTGCTGCGCCACCAACGAAGTGGAGGTTTTTGTCGCGGCCGGTCCACTCGTCGGCATGGGCCAAGAATGGTAGCGAAAGAACGACATACAATATTGACTTAATCATGATTTTCCTTTATAGGCATCGTTGATAAGTGTGAAGCGATAGAGGCAGGTTTTGCAGCGGAGTCGGCGACGTTTGCCGCCTTGTTTCTTGCATTCGCGGGTTTCCAAGACTTTTACAGGGCCTTTGCACAGCGGGCACATCACAGACCTCGATGGAAAAGTTGTTCTACGTATGCTGGGCTCACATTGAATCTGGCGGCTGTGAGCTGGGTGGCTATGCTGAATGGCGCACTGTGCGAGCTGATCAGGCTGAGGAGGTGTGAAAGGATGGTTTGGGGCATGATGAGCTCAGAAGTAGTTGGCAAACACATAACCGAAGATCGCGCCGAGTGCAATAGCGAATGAGACCTCGGACCAAAATTCATTAGGGTTCTTCATGCCGCCACCTCATTGACGAATTCTTGCTTTGTCATGTAACGGGCAAAATACGCATCACTCTTGCGAGAGAAACATGCATAAACCTCTTCATTGTTCGCGTTTGTGTGGTCGGCTTCACTCATAAGAAACGCACCTTTTGACATGCACAGGGGCGGGAGCGCTTCGAGCATGTCCCAATACATTTCTTCAGTAGTAGGTATCCAGGCCGCAGGGCTTGAGCGCATAGCGTCCCAGAGTGGTTTCCAAACGAGGGGGAGTTGTGTCTGTGTGTTTGTCATGATGTTCCTTAGAAAATGAGGTCGGCAGATGTATCAACAGCATTACGAAGAAGCCAGATTGCGAGGCTGCCCTCTGTGCGAAGGGCTTCAGCATCAGCGTGGGCATCGGTCGGAATATGAAACCCTGAGCCAATCCGGCGCAGAACTTCATGAGCAACAGAGCTATGCACGTTTACACCACGCGGGCTTTGAGCCCATATGTCGTGGGCCGCCTGGGTTGCTTGTGCGATTGTCAGTGTGTTCATGATGTTCCTTTGCTGGGGCCGAAGCCCCTATGGGTTAAGCTGATTGAGCGTTGACGATATGCTGAACCCAGTCGCTGAACCGAGCAAGTTTGGGGGCTTCGGCTTGCCTATAGGTTGCGCTCAACACACGCTGGCCATTCTTGTGCAAATGGGCTTTGCGCAGGCCAATCTCAACACAATCAAAGCCAAGGATTGCCGCCTCAAATGCGGGTGGAACTATGTAGTTTGCTTGCCTGCTCATGATCGTTTCCTTTAAGTTGCTGCGCGTTCCGTTGATTCGTGTTCCGCAGTGACTCCAATGTAAACGATTGTTTTGCACAAGTACACTAGGACAAACCCTATGTGTACGATTGACACACTGAAATACACATCATTCATACATCTATGCGCGCAGCGCATAACCTCGCCAGCTAGTGCAAACCATGCGAAATAAAAATCGAGGGGGGGGTAGGGCCCTGCCGACCGGGCCTTGTGGAAGCCATCCCCCACGCAAATTTTTATTTTTAATTTCAAGCTTTGTTAAAAAATGAACATCTTCTTTCAGAAGAATTTTATTTTTAATTTTCAGTTAACATCACTTCCATAACACCCGAGAGTTAACTATGCAAACACCCATCTACAAGCCCCAGCAAGAGCAGGAGTTGATGTCTTTGATCTGGAGTGAGCGGATCAAGGACAACCCATTGGCGTTTGTGTTGTATGTGTTTCCTTGGGGTGAGAAGGGTACGCCATTGGAGCGGTTTTCTGGGCCTAGGAAGTGGCAGAGGGAGGTGCTGAGTGATTTGGCGGAGCACATCAAGGCGAATAGGGCGTTGGCGGATGCGAAGGAGCCGCACCAGAGTGAGGACGACATTGCTTACAAAGTTTTGAGGCAAGCGGTCAGCTCGGGCCGTGGGATTGGCAAGTCGGCGCTGGTGTCATGGATTGTGATTTGGATGTTGTCGACGCGGATAGGTTCGACGACGATCATTTCGGCCAATAGTGAGCCGCAGTTGAGGTCGGTGACTTGGGCTGAGATTACGAAGTGGTTGGCGATGGGGATCAATAGTCACTGGTTTGAGATCAGTGCGACGCGGGTTTTGCCTGCGAAGTGGTTGGCGGAGTTGGTTGAGAAGGATTTGAAGAAGGGGACGAGGTATTGGGGGATCGAGGGGCGGTTGTGGAGTGCTGAGAACCCGGATGCGTATGCGGGGGTTCACAACTTTGATGGTGTGATGGTGATTTTTGATGAGGCGTCGGGTATTGATGATGCTATTTGGTCGGTGGCGACGGGTTTTTTCACGGAGAACACGCCGAATCGGTTTTGGTTGGCTTTTAGTAATCCACGGCGTAATGCGGGGTACTTTTTTGAGTGTTTTGGGGCGAAGAGGGATTTTTGGCGCACAAAAGTGATTGATGCGCGGTCGGTGGAGGGGACTGACAAAGCTGTGTATGACCAGATTATTGAGGAGTACGGCGAGGATTCGATTCAGGCGCGGGTGGAGGTGTATGGGGAGTTTCCTGCTACTGGGGAGGATCAGTTCATTTCGCCTGTGGTGATAGATGAGGCTGCGAATCGGCCAAAGTACAAGGATCAGACTGCGCCGATAGTGATTGGGGTGGACCCGGCGCGGGGTGGGATGGATTCAACGGTGATTGTGGTGAGGCAGGGGCGTGACATTGTGGCCATTAAGAGGTATAAGGGCGACGACACGATGACGACTGTGGGTCATGTGATTGAGGTGATTGAGGAATACTTGCCCACGATGGTGGTGATTGATGAGGGTGGGTTGGGGTATGGGATATTGGATCGGCTGGTGGAGCAGAGATACAAGGTGAGGGGTGTGAACTTTGGCTGGAAGGCCAAAAACCCTATCATGTGGGGGAATAAGCGGGCTGAGATGTGGGGGGCGATGAGGGATTGGCTCAAGACTGCATCGATACCGGTGGACAGGGCGTTGAGGTCTGATTTGCTTGGGCCAATGAAGAAGCCGGACTCATCTGGGACTATTTTCTTGGAGGGCAAGAAGGAGATGAAGGCTCGCGGGTTGGCTTCTCCTGATGCTGCTGATGCTTTAGCAGTAACTTTTGCTTATCCGGTGGCAAGTAGGGAGTACAATCCCAAAAACGTGCGTCGGTTGAGTAGCTCGGGCCCTGGCGGCGTTACTAACTCTTGGATGGGATCTTAATCATGTCAAACAGCAAACCTATCGGCGTCGCGTATCTGGATCAAGACATTGACGGCGCTGATGTTATTTATTCTGACCGTGAGCTTGGCTACACGGCGTTGGCGCAGGGCGTTGTGACTCAAGCGACCAGCAAGTCAACGGCTGTGACTTTGAATAAGTCGGCTGGCCGTATTACGTTGAATGCCGCTTCTTTGGCTGCCCAAACCAACGTGTCTTTCACGATGAACAACAGCTTCATCAGTGCAAATGACGTGTTGATTGTTACGCTTTCTGGTGGTGCTACGATTGAATCGTACAATTGCTGGGTGAACAGTTTGGGCGCTGGCACTGCTTCGATTACGCTGCGTAATATTACGGCTGCCACGCCTTTGGCTGAAGCTGTGGTAATTAACTTTGCGCTGATTCACTGCGTGTAATCATGCCGTTAGTCAAATCCACGTCTAAAGAGGCCTTCCGCAAAAACGTGAAGGCTGAGGTGGGTGCTGGCAAGCCTGTGAAGCAGGCGGTGGCCATTGCGTATGCAACCAAACGGGCGGCTGCTGCCCCAAAGAAGAAATAACACATGGCTGAACTGACTGCGGCGGGATCGGTTACGAATGACAAGAAGCCTGGCGGGAAGTCTGAGGCTGACATTCTTGCTGCCGCTCGGTCGCGGCTTAACATGGCGATCTCGGCGTATTCGGAAAGCCGTGAGGACGAGCTGGACGATTTAAGGTTCTTTGCTGGCTCTCCTGATAACCAGTGGCAATGGCCTGCGGACGTGTTGGCTACTCGTGGTGCGGTGCAGGGTCAAACGATCAATGCGCGGCCTTGCCTGACGATGAACAAGCTGCCTCAGCATGTGCGGCAGGTGACAAATGACCAGCGCCAGAATCGGCCTTCGATTAAGGTCATTCCTGTGGATGATCAAGCCGATCCTGAGATGGCTGAGATCTATGACGGGCTGGTGCGTCATATTGAGTACATCTCTGACGCTGATGTGGCGTATGACACTGCCTGTGAAAACCAAGTTGTGTATGGCGAGGGGTACATTCGGCTGCTGACTGAGTATTGCGACGAAAACTCTTTTGACCAAGACATCAAGATTGGCCGAGTGAGAAATGGGTTTTCGGTGTACATGGACCCGACAATCCAGGACCCTTGCGGAGCTGATGCCAAGTGGTGCTTCATTACTGAGGACATCCTCAAAGAGGATTACGAGCGCATGTTCCCGGATGCCAAGCCTATTTCCACGTTGCAGACGCTGGGGGTGGGTGATCAGTCGTTGTCGCAGTGGGTCAATGAGGACACGGTTCGGATTGCTGAGTATTTTCACATTGAACATGAGAAGAAGACTCTGAACCTGTATCACGGGAATGTGTCTGCCTTTGCTGGCGATCCACAAGACAAGCAGATGAAAGCGATGGGCATGAAGCCTATTCGTACTCGGCAGGTGGATGTGCAGCGTGTGAAGTGGTGCAAGATTAACGGTTACGAGATTCTTGAGCAGCAAGATTGGGCGGGTAAATACATTCCCGTAGTCCGAGTGGTTGGCAATGAGTTTGAGGTTGATGGTCGGCTGTATGTGTCTGGCTTGGTGCGTAACGCCAAAGATGCACAGCGGATGTACAATTATTGGGTTAGCCAAGAGGCCGAGATGTTGGCGTTGGCACCTAAAGCACCGTTCATCGGATATGGGGGCCAGTTTGAGGGTTATGAGAACCAGTGGAAGACGGCCAACACGCAAAACTGGCCGTACTTGGAGGTCAATCCTGACGTTACGGACGGCCAAGGAGCGGTCTTACCATTGCCTCAACGTGCCCAGCCTCCAATGGCCCAAACAGGCCTTATTCAGGCCAAGATGGGCGCTTCGGAGGACATCAAGTCCACTACGGGGCAGTATGACGCGAGTTTGGGCGCCACGTCTAACGAGCGATCTGGACGGGCTATTTTGGCCCGCGAGAAGCAAGGCGATACGGGGACGTATCACTTCGTTGACAATTACTCCAGGGCGGTGCGCTACATCGGTCGGCAGATCATTGACCTCGCACCGAAGATATACGACACGCAACGAATTGCTCGGATTATTGGCGTCGATGGCGAGACCAAGATGGCAAAGATTGATCCAAGCCAGCCAATGCCTGTCAAGAAAATTACTGACCAAAATGGGATTGTGATTGAGAAGATTTACAATCCCAGCGTTGGCAAATATGATGTGTGCGTCACGACTGGCCCGAGCTACATGACCAAGCGCCAAGAGTCTATGGAGGCGATGAGCCAGATTCTCCAAGGCAATCCTAATTTGTGGGCTGTGGCTGGTGACTTGTTTGTCAAGAACATGGATTGGCCAGGGGCTGTTGAGATGGCCGAGCGTTTGAAGAAGACGATTGATCCTAAGCTTTTGTCTGACCAGGACGATCCTGCTTTGCAGGCTGCAAATCAGCAAATGGAGGCCATGGGCAAGGAAATGCAGCAGATGCATCAGATGCTTCAGAACGTGTCCAAGTCTATGGAGGCGCGTGATATTGCGATCAAGGAGTTTGATTCGCAGGTCAAGGCATACCAGGCTGAGACGCAGCGTATTAGTGCGGTGCAGGCTGGTATGTCGCCTGAGCAGATTCAAGATATTGTGATGGGCACGATTGCGGCGGCGATGGACACCGGAGACTTGATCGGCCAGATGCCAAGCCGTGAATCTATGGGTGGGGAGATGCCTGAACAAATGCCACAACAAGGGATGCAAAATGAAGGCATGTGATTTCGTTGGGATGCTGTTCTTGGCCCGCGATGTGGCCCATTCGGTGCATTTGAACACCCGCAGCTTTGCCAAGCACAAGGCGCTGCGCCACTTCTACAATGACATTGTGGACTTTGCCGACAAGTTTGCCGAGGCTTATCAAGGCAAGTATGGCTTGATGGGTCCGATTTCTTTGATGTCTGCTAAGAAGACGACAAACATTGTTGAGTTCTTGCAAGGCCAGGTGGATGAAATTGAGGCTGAACGATACAAAATCGTAGATAAAGAATGCACTCCGCTGCATAATATCATCGATGAAATATTGAGCCTTTACTTAAGCACGCTCTACAAATTGAGGTTTTTAGCATGATAAAAGACGTAACGTCGATTTTTGGTTATCAGCAGATCACGGGGCTTTCGTCTGCTACCAATCTCACCGTGCCTACCAGGGATCTAAACGGCATCTCAACCACCCCAACGGTTGCGATCATCACTGTTGAGGGGCAGGGCGTTAGATGGCGGGATGATAAGATTGCCCCTACCGCAACGGTAGGGATGCCCGTGCCAAATGGCGGGGTGTTGTTTTATGACGGCGACCTGTCTAATGTGCAATTTATCCAGCAAGCCGCTGGCGCAATCTTAAACGTGAGCTATTACAAATGAAACTAACCCCTGCATTTGCTGAAGTTACGACGGAAAACGTTAATACCAAACTGCAAGAGCCGTTTGAGTCTTTTGATACGGTTAACATTTGGACGCTTTCAAAAGCTGCGGGTGATATTGTCCAACTTGACGGCAACGCACTCGGGGCATCTTATCTGGTGATCTCGAAAGACCCATTAGAGGCTGGCACGGAGACTGCTTTGACCTCAAATGCCAGATTCAAAATGCCAGTTGAAGCTAGCTTTGGGTTGCACGCATCACAGAGAACCTTGGGGCAAGAGTTTTCTAACGAGATCGTCGATTTCGGGGTAATTCCTGATACTGTTGATCTTGCTATTTCTAGCATTTCTCAATCAACTACTACGCTTACCGTTACTACCACTCTCGAGCATAATTTGAGCGTTGGCACTAGGTTTGGCGTTTATGGGGTTCCTGATAGTCGCGTAAATTATCCGTCTTTGGTCGTCTCTTCAATTGTTTCGCCCACGCAATTTACGGCAACTGCCGGACCTGGCGGCAATCTCGCCTCTTTGACTGTTGGCCCGTTTGTGGGCGGTTTTGTGTATATGCGCTCCGCTTTGGGACTCGCGCAAAACGGCACGTCAATGATTTTTGAGAGCGCAACGGCTACTAACGCCAGTTTTTACCTCAGAAGCGGATCAGGAGAGTCTTTGCCGTCGGGCTCCGTTTCGGCCAGCCATTCAACGACGGTCGCCACCACGGCGTCAATCGCACCAGTCAATTCGCCCTTTACTTATGCTTTCCAGCCGACATCGGAATACAAGTTGGTGTTGCAGCCAGATCGCGCTCAATGGTCGTCAAGCGCCGTGGATTCGCTTTCGCAGTCATCAAGCGCAGTCAATAGGACACAGGTTGTCCCGGACGCGTCGAAAGAATATAGATTTAGGGTCAGGGCAACAAATAACAAAGGTTTGACCGTTCCAAACGCGCAAATTGTCACGGCCGTTAAAACCGGCACGACAACCGCAACCGTTACCACAGACGTGGCGCATGGCCTAGCCACTACTGACGTGGTTGTGTTGTATGGTGCTCGTGATCAAACTAACTTTCCCAACGTTGTTACTGCAACTGCTGTTGCGTCTATTGTTAGCCCGACGCAATTCACTATCGTCTGGGGCGGAGCGGTAACGGCGACGACGTTCGGCGGGTATGTTGCTCGCGTTCAGGGTGGTAATTTGATGTCTGCTTTGGGTGCGCTGACTATGGCCGCTCAGTCTGCGACGCTGGCTTCTGGCATTTTGACTATCGTCGGTAGCACCACTTGGACTGGCGCAGTGATCGGGGACTATGTTAACGTGGTTGGGTTGCGTAACATTAGCACCGGAGCGACCCTTGCATGTGACGGCGCGTATCGGGTGCAAAACCTTGCGACTTCTACTCTTACGCTCCAACCTATCGGTAACACGGTTGTGCCGGCAGATTTTGCCTCCACTAACTGCGGCGGCGCTGTAATTAAACGCACAGATTACCGGGTTTCGTTTGTAAGATTGTTTGATTATGTCAGAGAGCGAACTGAAGCTGTGCCGCGTCCGTTTGGCGATAACTCGTTTGCCATGCCGGTTACTGTGCAGGGCGGGCTTCTCTCAACGGTTGGGCAAGTTGTTACAACAAACTTTGCATTAAACTCAGCAGCCACAACTAACGGGGCGTTGATTGTTACCGGCACTCAGGCAGTTTCTGCGTTCTTTGCAAGCAACATCGGGGCAACCCCCGCTTATGTGAAACTGTACAACAAGGCCACGGCACCGACTGTGGGAACGGACGTTCCAGAAATGGTAATTACGGTTCCGGCAACGGGACAAATCGATGTGACGCCTGGTTTCGGTGGATTTAGGTTCCCGCTTGGGTTGGGAATTGCCATTACCGGAGCCGCTGCGGATTCTGACACCACAGCAGTAGCGGCAGGGCAAGTGAAAGTTAAAATAGCTAGGTCGGTATAAAATGGCCACCTTTCAAATCATTGAAGCTACTCCAGTCTATTATGTAGTTGATGTGCATTTCTCAGGGTTGGTTTTTAGGCAGACTCTCGTAAGCGTAAAAACCAACGGCAACCTAAATAACCAATTGCAACAATACGCAGATCAATACGAAACAGACTGGCTTTCATTACAGAATGCTGTTGTCGCTGTTTAGTAAGAAAAGAAACCGGAGCAAACATGGCTGACAAGAAAATATCCCAACTCGCGGCGGCTGTTCTGCCGCTTGCAGGCACCGAGCTGGTGCCTGTGGTGCAGTCTGGGGCTACTGTTAAGGTCAGTGCTGCTAATCTGGGCGCTGCGGCCTCTTACACGCCTGCTGGTACGGGGGCTGTGGTTAGCACTGTGCAAAGCAAGTTACGGGAGAGTGTGTCGGTTAAGGATTTTGGCGCCGTTGGCGACGGAGTAACGGATGATACGGCGGCGATTCAGGCGGCAATTGATGCCGCGTATAACGCCGGTGGTGGGACCGTTTTCATGCCTGCTGGAACCTATAAGGTTACTTCAACGATCAACGCCAAAAGCTATATCAAACTTGTTGGGGCATACGGGGAAAGTTCGTTATTTGGTGTTGTCAACACTAAGCCTGGGTCATGCATTAACTGGGCTGGAACTACAGGTTCAATTTTCCGCGTCTACAATACCCGCTTGTTTGAGTTAGACGGCGTTTATATTGAAGGAAACAGCCAGAACGTCACTGGCATTTTGCTAGATAGCGACAACAACCCATCTGGTTCACAGAATGAGTTTCACCGTTTCTCAATTAGGAATTGTGCGATTGGCGTAC